AACTTGCTTATAGGGTTCCTGCAAGTAAGTTTACGCGTAGAAAAATTACTACAAACGAGCAAGAAGAAGAGTTGGTTGGACTTGATACTACTATTGATTGGAAAAATACAGGTGATAACAGCTACGATGGTGAAAAGCTTAGTTTGTTAGTTCACGATGAAAGTGGTAAGTGGGAAAGACCTGACAATATTCTAAACAATTGGCGAGTAACTAAAACTTGTTTAAGACTAGGTAGTAGAATTATAGGTAAATGTATGATGGGCTCAACATCAAACTCTTTGGATAAAGGTGGTAGTAATTTTAAAAAACTATATAACGACAGCGATGTCACAAAACGAAATAGAAATGGTCAAACAAAATCTGGTTTATATTCTTTGTTTATCCCAATGGAATGGAACTTTGAAGGCTTTATTGATGAACACGGACGACCTGTATTCACTACTCCCGCATCCGAAGTTTATGGACCAGACGGTGAACTAATAGACGTAGGTGTAATTAATCATTGGGAAAATGAGGTTGAAGGACTAAAAAGCGATCAAGATGCTTTAAACGAATTTTACAGACAATTTCCAAGAACTGAAGAACATGCATTTAGAGATGAGACTAAAAACAGTTTATTTAACTTAGCTAAAATATATGAGCAAATAGATTATAACGAAGGATCTACTAGTTCTAGCGCAGTTACTACTGGTAGTTTTCAATGGGTTAATGGAGTAAAAGATACTCAAGTTGTTTTTAATCCTGATCCAAACGGTAGGTTTAAAGTTAGTTGGGTACCAGATAGAAATTTACAAAACCGAGTAATACTTAAAAATGGAATAAAATATCCTGGAAATGAGCATATTGGCGCTTTTGG